AATTGCCCTACTTGGAGATACACACTTTGGCGTAAGAAACGATGCACGACACTTCCACGAATACTACGAGAAGTTTTATAGCGAAGTTTTCTTTCCATACTTAGAAGAGCATGGTATTGATACCATCATTCAACTTGGTGATTTGTTTGATCGTAGAAAGTATATCAACTTTCTTTCTCTTGCAGAAAGCAGACGATATTTTTTCGATGAGTGTAAGAAGAGAAACATTCGCCTTCATGCGTTGATTGGTAATCATGATATTTTCTGGCGCAACAGTTTGGAGATTAATTCTCCAGATTTGCTTTTGCGCGACTATGACAACATTACATTATGGGCTAAGCACGGCACACTTGAACTAGATGGTGCTGTGTTTGATATGATTCCTTGGATGTGTAACGAAAACGAAAACGAAATTCGTGAGTTTGTTTCAAAGAGTACATCGCCGTATTGTGTTGGTCACTTTGAACTTGTTGGTTACTATATGCAACGTGGTCAAGTTAGTCATGAAGGCTATGAAGATGTATTTCTGAAAAACTATGATCAAGTTTATAGTGGACACTATCATTCGCGTTCGGCATCAGTAGATGGTAAGATTGAATATCTTGGCACACCATACGAATTGTTTTGGTCAGACTATAAAGACCAAAAAGGTTTTGGTGTGTTTGACACTCAAAGTAAAGTATTTAAGTTTGTAACAAATCAGAATCGTATGTTCTACAAGTTGACATATGACGATACAAAAGAATTGGACGAAGACTTTTCTAATCTAAAAAACAAATACATAAAGATAGTAGTTGTACAAAAAACAAACCCTCAAAAGTTTGACACATTTATGGATGATATTTACAAAATGAATCCTATTGATGTTACTATTGTTGAAGACGTAAATGAAATGGTAAACAATGAAGAAGATATAGTTGACCAAGCACAAGACACTTTGACAATTCTATCTAACTATATTGATCAGCAAACAATTCAAGTTGAACCGCAGAAACTAAAAACAGTCATGCGTGAACTTTACCTTGAAGCATTGTCATCGGAAACTATTGAATGATTTTATTTCGTAAACTTCGTTGGAAAAACTTACTTAGCACAGGCAATCTTTTTACCGAACTGAATCTAAACAATGAATCAACAACATTGATTGTTGGTACAAACGGATCAGGTAAATCAACGATGCTTGATGCGCTATGCTTTTGCCTTTTCGGTAAGCCTTTTCGCAACATTAACAAATTACAACTTGTTAATTCAATTAACACAAAAGATACTGTAGTTGAAGTAGAGTTTGATATTGGTAGCAAGTCATACAAAGTGGTGCGTGGCATCAAGCCCAACCTGTTTGAAATTTATTGCAATGATAAACTGTTATCGCAAGATGCCGCAATTAAAGATTATCAAGAATACCTTGAGAAGTTTATTCTTAAATTAAACTACAAGTCATTTACACAGATTGTGATTCTTGGTAGTGCATCATTCACTCCGTTCATGCAATTGTCTGCATCAGATCGTAGATCGATCATTGAAGACTTGCTTGACATTCAAATCTTTTCGCGCATGAATGGCATTGTAAAAGACAAAGTGCAAATTGCTAAAGAGAATATCTCAGAGAAGAAACATGAGATTGGTTTGCTTGAACAAAAATACAATCTCAAAAAAGAATATGTTGATGAATTAAAACGAAACAACGAAGATAGGATTGCAGAGTATGTTGAAGAGATACAGAGTAATCAGAGTGCTATACAAACCCTTCATGAAGAAATATCTACCATCACCGAGCAGGCTGAAGCCCTCAATGCCATTGTGGAAAATAAGATTGAAATTGAAAGTAAGGTCAAGAAACTTACAAAACTTGAATCGCAAATTGAAAGCAATGTATCCAAATTTCGAAAAGATATACATTTTTTCGGGCACAATGATGATTGTCCAACCTGTAGGCAAGCCATTGCCGTGGAGTTTAAAGAAACGCAACTTAGCGTTCTTACCACCAAAGCCGAAGAATGCAACACCGCTCTTGAACAACTCTTGACAAAACTTACTTCGGAACAAAACAAGTTAGATAAGATTACGGAGACACAGAAAAAAATCAATACACTTCAAGTAAAGGTTGCATCTGACAACTCATCCATTACTGAGATGAACAAACAGATTACCAAGTTGAACAAACAGATTGAAGACATTCGTAATGCATCAACTGTATCTGATAAAGATGAGCAAGAATTAAACGCTATAAAAGAGCAGTTAAGTGAGATAAAGATTAATATAAACACCTTTATCGATGAGTTGAACTATTACAGTACTGCCGCGTTGATGTTGAAAGATACTGGTATCAAAACAAAAATTGTTAAGCAATATCTACCAGTTATCAATAAACTTGTTAACAAGTATTTGACTACATTGGATTTCTTTGTGAACTTCAATTTGGATGAATCGTTCAAAGAAACTATCAAGTCTCGCCATCGCGATGACTTTAGTTATGCATCATTCTCTGAGGGTGAGAAGCAACGTATTGATATGGCATTGATGTTGACATGGCGTGCGGTTGCTAAATTGAAAAACTCTACCAATACAAACATTCTGATATTGGATGAAATTTTTGATTCGTCACTTGACACAAATGGTACAGAAGATTTGATGAAAATTCTTTCTATGCTTGAGAACACAAATCTCTTTGTGATTAGTCATAAAGGTGATATACTACAAGACAAGTTTAGAAACGTGATTCGATTTGAAAAAGTAAATAATTTTTCGAGGATTATAAAATGAAAACACTTAGTGAATATTATGGAACAGATATAGACAGAGAAGCGCATATCTACTTAGATGAGAATTTCTATAAAGTTAGAATGAGAAATGAAACAGGGTCTTACTTTGTTGCATTCTTCAAAACGCAAGATGAAGCACAAAATTATGCAGAAAATTATGTATTAGGAGAAACACATGAACCTTGAATTTGTTCCAGAAAGTTCTTCGATGCTATTACAGCCATCAAAAGAGTTTGACTTTGCTAACCCACCTTTTGATCCAAAAGAGTTTGCAGAGAGCCTATATAATACAATGGCTCGCCATGACGGACTTGGATTGTCTGCTGTGCAAGTTGGACATCCATATCGCGTCTTTGCGATGCGTAATGATAAAGACCCAATCGTATTGTTCAATCCACGCATTGTGTTTCAGTCTGAAAACATTCTATCAATGAAAGAAGGATGCTTGAGTTTTCCATTATTGTTCTTGAGTGTGAAGCGACCTGATTCAATTCGCATACGCTATCAGACATGGGAAAACATTACAGACACTTCTACTTTTATCGGTATGACTGCGCGAGTAGCATTACATGAATATGATCACCTTGAAGGCAAATTGTTTACACAAGTTGCTTCATCTTTTGAAGTAGAACGATCAAAACGCAAACGAATGATTCTTCAGCGAAAAGTAAAGAGCGTCAAGAAAGGATAAACAATGAAAGATTGGCAACACGGATACGAACTAGACTATCTAAAGTCTATTGAAGCAAAATACGAAGAGTACAATCGCTATACACTTTCGCCATTTGCAAAATTCAAAAAGAATAACATTGCCGAATCGTTACATAAAGGCACATTAGATATTCTTGATGATGCCATGCTTGAGATTACACAATCAAAGTCTGCATCAAACATCACCATGCACGGTGATACTGTTATTGCAAAGAAACAAAAAGGCGACATGACAGTAAGCAAGTTATCAGGAAATTTGAGTACACTTAAAAAATGTCTTGAGCCTATAACAAATGCTTTTGGACTACCTTTAAAAGATGTTTGGCTCATTGTGTGGGCTGAGAATAAAGATCATTGCAAGTTAGCAGAAGAATCTGGTTTCTGTTACGTTGGTCCAAAGATTACAACATACGGCGAAGTGTATGCCATCTACTATCGTGGTAAGCAAAGAGAGTTTCCTAAAGTTGATCGTGCTGAATATTTGTCAATCAAAAAAGTTGAGAATATCGATGCTAAATTGATTGAAGCAATTTACAATAAACTTACTGAGTTGCCTAGTTTTACGAATCACTATAGCAACTACAACAAAGGTAAGTCATGGGGCGCATTATCATTGCGTGGCTATACATTAGACCCATCGTTCATTACAAAACCAATTGAAATGAATGATACTTGGATAGAAGAAAACAAAGGCAGAGTATTTTATCTACAAGATACACCTTTGTTTGATTTGTTTCCTGAAGTGCGTGAATTGATTCGCCCGTATGGTGAGACTGTTCACCGAGTACGATTTATGAGATTGAAACCTAATGGGGGTGAACTTTCAAGACATACCGATCAAGTTGATCCAGATTCTGGTGGGTCATTAGGTAAGTTAGCAAGGTTGCATTTCCCGATCAAAACAAATTCAGATATGTTATATACTGTATGGAACACAAAAGGTGAACCAGAAAACATACATATGAAAACGGGCGAGTGTTGGTTTCTTGATACACGCAAGCCTCACATGGCTGTCAATGGTGGAGATGAAGAACGTATTCATCTTGTCGTAGATATTATTACCGAGAAAAAATTACATGATAAACTTGTCAACTGATGAATTACTTGATACAATAAAGGGATGGGAAGACCCAAACCCACCGCCTATCATTGAAGAATACAATGGCTTTCATGTTGTGCGCGATGATAAGTTAGGCTATGGTAGCAAAGCAAGATTCATTGATTATCTTATTGCAACTGAAGGTGACGAATGGGTTTTTGGTGGTGCAAACAAAGTGGGATGGGGACCAATTTCTCTAACACACGTTTGTAATAAATATGGAAAGAAAGCAACCTTCTTCATGGCTAAGCGCAAAGAGCCAACATGGCATCAACAGCAAGTCTTAGACATGGGTGGCACAATTCATTGGGTAGCAAATGGTATGTTAAATGTAACAAAAGCGAAAGCAAGAAACTATTACGAAGAAGATACAAAGAGTCGTAGAGTCTTGCCACTTGGTCTTGAACATCCAACTGTGCTTGCATCAATCGTCAAAGTAGCACGAAACTTAAAAATCAAACCAACTGAAATTTGGACTGTAGCATCAAGCGGCACTCTTAACCGCGGGCTACAATTAGCATTCCCTACTGTTCCTGCGTATGCAGTAGAAGTAGGACACAAGATGAGTGACTATGAAAAAGGTCGTGCTATCACAATGCGTTCATCATATGCTTACGATCAGAAAGTAGAACCTGATCGAATGCCCCCATATCCTTCAGAACCATACTATGACGCGAAGTTGTGGGATTTTGTAATTGCTAATGGAAAGAAAGGAGCATTAATCTGGAATGTAGCCTAGTTTTCAATTAAGGAGAGATTGATGAGTAACGATAGAGACAAAGAGAAACATGGCAAGCGTATCATGAAAGATGAAAACGCTATTCGTAAACAGGTTAAGATTGCAAAAGCGCACGGATTACCGGTAACCGAAGCGCATCGATTTGCAAAACATCACGCTACAAATTGTGGTATCCCAGGTTGTGTGATGTGTGCGAATCCAAGAAAAACATTTAAAGAAAAAACAATTCAAGAAAAGAAGTTTGAACAGAAAGAATTATATGACGAGACTTAATGGTGAGGTTTCTAAAGGATGGGGTAGCGAATTAATTTTCTGCACCAATGATAAATATTGTGGAAAGTTTTTGAACTTCAATCAAGGCGCAAAATTTTCCATGCATTTTCATGCCGTCAAAGATGAAACATGGTATGTACAAAGTGGCAAATTTATTGTTCAGTACATTGATACTACTAACGCAGAAGTAAAAGACAAATATCTTGAGGTTGGTGATACATGGCATAACCCGCCATTGTTGCCTCATCGCTTGATTTGTGTTGAAGAAGGTAGTATAATTGAAGTAAGTACACCTGATTCGGTGGAAGATAACTATAGGGTGATGGCAGGTGATAGTCAAAAAGAGAATATTCGTTAATGGTTCATTTGATGTTTTGCATCTAGGTCACCTACGGCTTCTAAATTATGCAAGAAGCCTAGGTGATCATCTTTGCGTTGCAATAGATACAGACAGACGAATTAAAGAACTGAAGGGCGAGAGTCGCCCTATTAATAATTTGTACGAACGAAAAACATTCTTAGCAAACTTGAAGTGCGTTGATGAAGTTTTAGTTTTTGATAGTGATATGGATTTGATTCACATCATGGAAGCATACAAGCCAGACATTATCGTTAAGGGTAGTGATCATAGAGAGACAAGTCAACTGTCTAAAAAATATTGTAAAGAGGTTATATTTTATGAACGATTTGGTAAATACTCTTCAACGAGAAAAATACAAGATATTGCTAGTCGGTGATGCTTGCATTGATCGATACATCTACGGCACAGTAGAAAGAATCTCTCCTGAGGCGCCTGTTCCTGTTCTAAAGATGAATGGGAAAGAAGAGTTTCGACCAGGTATGGCAAGCAATGTGTACGAGAATTTAAAAGCATTGTATTGTGACGTACAGCAATTAAGTGGCATACCCTCTAAGAAAACAAGATTCGTTGATGTAAAGAGTGGCTATCAATTGCTACGAGTTGATGAAGATCATAAGAATGCACCAATCAGTTTTGCTACACTCATACCAAACTATGATGCGGTTGTAATTTCAGACTACAACAAAGGTAGCGTTACATATGAAACTGTGCGAGAAATTCAATCAATGTTTAGAGGACCAATCTTTATTGATACAAAGAAGCCAAGCATGGCCGAGTTTGATGGTTGCTATGTAAAGATCAATGAATTGGAATATAGTCTAGCGCAGACATTGCCTAGTTCTAATTACTTGATTGTTACAAAAGGCGCAGAGGGAACTCAGTACAATGGCAAGATATACCCAACAAAAAAAGTAGAAGTGCATGATGTAACTGGCGCAGGTGATGTTCATCTAGCCGCTCTTGCTGTGTTCTATTTGTTCACTGGTTCAATTGAAAATGCATTGCCTTATGCAAACAAACTAGCATCTATCTCTGTACAACATCAAGGTTGTTATACAATCACAAACGAAGACTTGGCTACACTATGATTAAAGAAAAGTACCTTGATACTTACATGAAGACTGCAAAATTATTCGCAGAGCATAGTAGTGCAGTTAGAAAAAAGGTTGGTGCAGTCATAGTCAAAGATGATAGAATTATTTCGATTGGCTACAATGGAATGCCAAGTGGATGGGATAATGATTGTGAAAATTATTTTGGATTAGACTTAAAAGGCAACCCAACTCTGGTAACAAAACCCGAAGTTCTCCACGCAGAGTCTAACGCAATTGCTAAACTGGCAAAGTCTACCGAGAGTGGTGATGGTGCAAGTATGTTTATCACTTGCAGTCCATGCATAGATTGTGCTAAAATGATATATCAATCTGGCATTAAAGAAGTTTTTTATGGCGAAGAATATCGTAACAATGACGGCATTGAATTCCTAAATAAATGTGGATTATCAGTAAGAAAATTATGAAATACAAATACGAAAAATTCGAAGACTACTTTGATGAAATGGAAGGATTCGGAGACAGAGGCGAAAGATTTTTTTGGGAGTTTGAAGAACTTCCTATTGAAAGACGCAGGCGCATGAAAGAATGGTTGAAGGCTGCCTTTGATTGTGGAAGAGAGATAAAAGAAGAATGAAACATTTTTATGAACGAAACGATTGGTTGTTGAATCATGAGACAAACAAGTCGTTCGAAGAAATACAAAGGATGACTGATGATGAATTCAGACAATGGTTTATTGACCTCCGTAAAGCGGTTGTCTATGCGTGGGATACTCTTAATCAGCCTCCGCGGGTTGGTTGGGATGAGAACGAGATTCGAAAGCAGTTTAGAGAAATGTACGGCTTTCCTGTTCACGGATTTGAACAAACTGACGAACTTACCGGAGAAAAAGACGTAATTCGAAACACTAGTGTAGTTGGCAATGCCGCGAATCAATGGTTTCCTACCATGATGAAGACACGCATTAACTATACTAAGAACGATGATGGCTTGTCTATCTATGATCACTTTGTTCGCGATGATCTACTTGAAAAGACTTTGAAGTATGCACGAAGACATTATAAGCGCGATTCATTCTATCACTACTCAAATACTATCAGGGTAGGCGAAGTAGTTGAGATTGGTAGTCATCAAAAGAAATTTAAAACTGGTGATGAATTTGTTCAGTATTTTGAACAAACCAACTTGCGCGAGTATGGCTATGATTATTGGATAGAATCGCGTGATGAAGAAGAAGAGTATACCGGCTATAACGAAGACTTGAAGAACGCCAAGTATCTAGAGATTGCAGACTTGTCTTTGTGTGCAGAGCATACTACAAAAAACATTCAATCGAAACAATCAAAGTATCGCATTCGTATGTACAAGATGGGTCAGAAGATTTTTCCTCTTGGCTTCAAAGCATTCCGAGTATCGTGGTGTCAATACGCAGTTAACTTTCCTCCACTCACAGCAAAGTACCTTTATGAAAAATTTACTAAACACATTAAAGATCAAGACAGAATTGTGGTTTACGATCCCTCTAGTGGTTGGGGTGGCCGTATTCTCGGCGCTATGTCTACTCGCCTTAGCACCCCTTTGCATTATGTTGGTACTGATCCTAATACTGACCATAGCATTGCCGGTGATTCTACTAAGTATGCCGATTTGGCTAATTTTTATAATGCCTCCAAAAACTCAGGAGTATTGTTCCAAAGCGCCAATACTTTCGACATATATCAATTGGGTTCAGAAGTTATCGGATCCGATGAACGATTTTGTGCCTACAAAGGTAAGTTAGATATGGTCTTTACTTCACCGCCATACTTTGCAAAAGAGGCGTATAGTGAAGACCCAACACAATCGTACAAAAAATTTACTGGTTATGATTCTTGGCGCGAAGGTTTTCTACGCCCAACATTGAAAACTGCTGTTGAGTGGTTACGCAATGATCGTTATCTGTTATGGAATATTGCAGATGCAAAATTTGGTGCTGACATGCTACCACTTGAAAAAGATAGCAAAGATATTCTTGAAGAGTTAGGCATGGAGTACAAAGGCGTTTTGAAAATGTCGCTGGCGCAGATGCCAGGCGGCAATCGCATTGATTCTGATACTGGACTGCCCAAAGCAAAAAACTTTTGCAAAGTCAACGGCATGTGGCTCAAATATGAGCCGATTTTTGTGTTTTATAAGCCGTAAACCAAAGTGTACACTACTGTATGCATGTACAGTAGTTTTTACCCCCAATCCGTTGTTTTTATGCAACAAACGGATATCGCTTGACCTGTTCTCCCATTGTGCTATACTAGAGTCTGTAGTGAGTGATATGGAGAATCTAATGACTGATAAAGAGCAATTGATGTACGGAATGTCTACTGAAGACATTCGCGAAGAGTACATGGAATCCTTGACGGCTCGCCTGTCTGGACTTGAAATGGTTGTTGCTGGCATTCTTTCTGACTGCCAAGAACTTGGTGCTATGGGTCGCACCGAAGCCGTTCGCAAGCAATTGAATGTTGCGAAATTTGTTCTGTTTGAAATGATGGATGCCAAGCGTAAGGAGATTGCATAATGATCAAGTTTACTCGCACCACTGGTTATACACCAGAAGGTACTGCCATCAAGGTCACCGACACCCTCGGTGTTGGCACCACTCTTTACACCTATGCACAATCCGAACGGATAATGTCCGACATTTGGGAATGGGTCACCAGTGTTTACTATTGGGATCCAGCAACAGGTTCTATCAAGTCCGTGTGGCTTGGCGAAGAAACCACATACACTATTGATTGTGACTTTGCTACAATTGCCGATGATGTTCGCAAGTCAATCTTTGACCGCAATTTTAAATACCAGTTGGGTATTGCAAGTGCCGAGGCTGAAGTTCCTACCAAAGGTCGCATGGTTCGAGTTGTGCGCGGTAGAACCGGCAAAGGTTCCGAAGGCAAGGTTGTCGTTTCGATTGAACGTCCCTACGGCATGGGCTATCATACCAGTTATGAAAACAAACTTGGTATTGCTCTTGATGATGAAATGACAACCTATGTTGCCAAGAACGGCAAGACTTATCCCACCCACAAAAACATGATTTGGGTTTGGGCGCGTAATTGCGAAGTGATTGAACCTCAAGTTGATATTGAGGATGTTACTTACCGCGCAAATAGTGTGACGGATCGTGAAGTTGCAAATTTACAACAAAAATGCAAATTCAAAGATGCTGAATTGCTTGCCGCTTGACACAAAGTTAAAACCATGATAGAATACATACATACTGAAAAAGGCACCGTATGTTGACAACACAAAATACCAAGACCAATCTAGCCAGGCTTCTGGCAACAGAAAACATTAACGTAGAGTATCGTAAGACTGATACCGCGTCCTTCAATGTAGAGTCTCGCACCCTTACTCTTCCTGTCTGGAACGATATGACGCCAGAGATGGAAGACTTATTAATCGGGCATGAAGTTGGTCACGCCCTTGATACCCCTAGAGAATATGGCAATGAAGACTTGCAAAATTATGGCAAGGGCTTCAAAGGATTTCTTAACGTGGTTGAAGATGCGCGAATTGAACGCCGCATTAAAGACCGCTATCCAGGTCTCAAGCGATCCTTCTCGAAAGGTTATGCCGAGTTTGCGGCGCGTGATTTTTTCAAAGTGAAGAATCAAGACGTAAGCCGCATGTTACTGATTGACCGTATCAATCTTTATTACAAGATTGGTCCTTTCTTCAATGTTAAATTCAACGAACAGGAAAACACATTCATTCGTAAAATTGATACTGTTGATTCCTTTGATGGCGTAGTTGCAATTTGCAAAGAATTGTATGATTACTGCAAAGAAGAATTAGAAGAAAAACGTCAAGAAGCCTTAGAGCAATTGAAACAAGACCTTGCCGCTGGCAATGATGAAGATTTTGATGAGTTTGAAGACTATGATTCTGACGGTTTTAGTGATGATGATGTAGAGTATCAAAATCCAAAAGACTTTAAGTCTTCCGATGAAGAAGGCGAAGAAGACAATGATGAATTTGGTTACAGTAACGAATCTGGTGGCAGTCTGCCTCAAGAGTTAGAGCAATATGACAATGAAGTGAAGTCCGCTACCGATGAAGCCTTGCAAAACTCTCTTCAAAAAATGACTGAGAAAAAGCAAATTGCTACTGGCAAGATGCCTTCTACTAGCGAATGGAAGTATGATGATGTAATTGTTGATTACAAAAAATTCCTTGGCAAAATCTTTGATGAGTCTCTAGAAAAATTCGAAGACTACAAGCCAAACATGCTAATGGAATTCGAAGCCAAGAATAAGAATGCTATTCTGTACTTGGTTAAAGAATTTGAATTGCGTAAGAAAGCCGCTGAGTTGCGCCGTGTGGTTGTCTCTGATACTGGTGTGCTTGATACAAACAAATTGCACACTTACAAATTCAATGACGATATTTTCCGAAAGGTTGGTTCAGTAGCCGCTGGTAAGAATCACGGTGTTGTGATGTTCATTGACTGGTCTGGTTCCATGACTGACAACATGAAAGGTACCATTGAACAGTTGATTACATTGACCACGTTCTGCCGCAAAGTGAATGTGCCGTTCGATGTATACGCATTTACTACTGAATGGAATTGTGAAGCGTTTAGTGCCGTTGATCCCAAGGCTGGCCAACTTGACTTTAGTGGAAAGTTTAATCTACTGAATTTGTTCTCAAGCCGTATGCGTAACCAAGAATATCGCCGTATGGGTAATGACTTGTTGAACTATGGTGAGATTATTGGTAATTACTTCAAGCGTAGTTTCATTTCAGAAAACATGGGTCTTGGCGGCACTCCGTTGAACAGCACCATTGCAATTGCAAGTGGCATTGTGAATCGTTTCCGCAAAGCATACAAGGCTGAAGTAGTTGATGTAATCTTTTTGACTGATGGCGAAGATAGTGCTAGTCTCTATACCAAGTCACCTGAATTTTATGGCTCAATGCGAATTGGTCCTGCACAATACAATTCAATTTCTTATATTGAAGACACGGACACTCACAAGCGTTATCGCGTTGAGAATGCTGGTGTTACACCAACTCTGCTAGAAATTTTGAAAGACAAGACTGGTTGTGGTTTGATTGGATTCTATATCATGCCACGTGGTCGCAGAAACTTTGACAATGTGTTAACACGATTGAATGTATTTTCAGTTGATGGTTTTGCAAAATTCAAAAGTGAAAAGTTTTTCGCGATTGATAGTTATGGCTATGATCAGTACTTCCTGATCCCTGGCGGTGCCGCTTTGTCTACCGAAGATGAAGACTTGGATGACTTGTTGGGTGAAAACAACAAAGAAGTTACTACTCGAAAACTTAAAGGTGCATTTCTCAAGATGAACCAGAACCGATTGACAAACCGTGTCCTACTGTCCAAAGTGATTGAGGAAATGGCTTGACATGCCACCCCTTTTGGGGTATAATATGTGTATTGTGATTGATAATTTGATGAAGGACTTATATTATGATTTCCCAAAGTGAAAAGGTTGCGTTTCTGACTGAAGCCGCCAAGCGTTATGGTAACACCGCCACTCGCCAACAACTTGTTGCATTGTCGAGTGAAGGCTACGGCCGTCAATTCTGGCTTGAGGCTGATAAATATCGGGTTGGTCGTGGCACCTATCAGTTGCCGCTTGATGAATTCAATATCAATTTAACCGGTGCTACTGCAACCATTATCGAAATGCCTAAAAAAGAATACGTTGCACCGGTTGCAAAACCCGTAGCAAAAATTTCATCCGTTGGCCGCGTTGAAGAAGGTGCGATTGTTCCAAAAGTGAATAGTCTGTATGTGCCGTTTGGCTTCTTTGACAAGATGAAAGCAATTGTTGCTAGTCAACGATTCTATCCTGTTTTCGTTTCTGGCTTGTCTGGTAACGGCAAGACCTTCATGGTCGAACAATCTTGCGCCCAAGCAAAACGTGAATTCTTGCGAGTGAATATCTCGCCTGAAACCGATGAAGATGATTTGATCGGTGGCTTCCGTTTGATTGATGGCGAGACCAAGTGGTTCGATGGTCCTGTTATTCAAGCAATGAAACGTGGTTCAGTTTTAGTGCTTGATGAAATTGATCGTGGCTCTAACAAACTTATGTGTATGCAAGGCGTCCTTGAAGGCAAGGGCATCCTAGTCAAAAAGACTGGTGAGTATGTTGAACCTGTTACAGGTTTCAACGTGGTTGCTACTGCAAACACCAAAGGTAAAGGTGATGAGACTGGTCGCTACATGGCGGCTACGATTCTTGATGATGCCTTCCTTGAGCGTTTTCCAATTACTGTTGAACAGGAATATCCTGACACTAAGATTGAGACTAAGATTCTCGCCAAAGTGTTTGATAGCCTCGGTATCAAAGACAAAGACTTTGTTGACAACCTTGTGAAGTGGGCTGACATTATCCGTAAGACCTTCCAAGAAGGTGCGATTGATGAATTGATTTCCACTCGCCGTCTTGTCCACATTGCTGAAGCCTACACTATCTTTAATAACAAGATGGATGCAATTCAGTATTGTATCAACCGATTCGATGCTGAAACAAAGTCTGCCTTTCTTGATTTGTACACCAAGATTGATGCTGGCATTGATCCTACTGCACAAACTGAAGTGATGGCAGAAGAACCTAAGGGTGATGAAGTTCCGTTCTAATTAAAGCGGTACTAATTAAAGGTGGTCACAAATTGTGACCACTTTTCGCATATATAAATACATGTACTACAATTCTTTTTTATGGAGAAATTATGCAACTTGAGATGAATATTGAACAATTGCGCGGTAAGAAAATCTTCCTCGCCACACCAATGTATGGTGGAGTTTGTCATGGTGCTTATACCAAAGCACTTGCAGACTTGATGATTTTAGCAACCAAACATGCCATTGACGTTAAACTGTATTTCATGTTTAACGAATCCCTAATCACCCGCGCACGAAACTATCTAGCAGATGAATTTCTGCGAAGTGGCTATGACTATTTGCTATTCATTGATAGCGATATTCATTTTGAAGCACAAGACGTTTTAGTGCTTTCGCACTTTGCTATCAACAATGATAATATGGATGTTATCTGTGGTCCATATCCAAAGAAAGCAATTTCTTGGGAGAAGATCAAGCAAGCAGTTGATCGTGGATTCGCAGATAAGAATCCATTATTGCTTGAAGAATTTGTTGGTGACTATGTTTTCAATCCTGCTGATGGTGTCACACAATTCAAAATTGATGAACCAGTCGAAGTGAAAGAAGGCGGCACAGGCTTCATGCTTATTAAACGTACTGCATTCGAAGCATGGGATAAAGCATATCCAGAAAGATCATACAAGCCTGATCATGTGCGTACAAAATCGTTTGATGGTAGCCGCGAGATTATGGCTTACTTTGATTGCGTTATTGATCCAGAATCAAAGCGTTATCTTTCCGAAGACTATATGTTCTGCCAACACTCAAGAGCAATTGGTTTGAAAGTTTGGATGCTTCCTTGGATTAAACTGAAACATGCAGGCACTTATATCTTTGGTGGTTCTCTTGCCGCACTCGCCGCAGTTGGTGCATCACCTACTGCAAGTGATAATGCACCTAAAAAATAAAGGATGAATGATGCCTAAACTAGATGATGAAGTTGATACTTTTCCAATGTTCAGAGATGCACCTCGACTAGAAGAGACATACATGGTTGCAACACCATACAAATTCAACGAAGGCGATATAATCGCCGAAGTGAAAAAATATGTGGATTCCACATATGAAGAACACTATGCAAGAACTAAATTTCAAGCCACGGAGTTTATTCTTGATGGTGGGCATGGTGATGGTTTTTGCATTGGTAACATCATGAAGTATGCACAACGCTACGGAAAGAAAGATGGATACAATCGCAAAGACTTGCTAAAAATTATTCACTATGCTATAATTGCTATACATAATCATGATATGAATGAGAGGAAATAAATTATGAAATTATCTGAAAACACGGTCAATGTTCTCCGCAACTTTGCAACAATCAACCAAGGGCTAGTCTTCAAGTCTGGCAACACCTTGCGTACTGTAAGCAAACAACAAAACGTACTTGCAAAGGCAACTGTCACAGAATCTTTTGACAATAACTTTGCAATCTATGATTTGAATCGTTTTCTTGCGGTTCTATCTTCAATGAACGATCCTAACTTGACTGTTGGTACCGGCAACGTGAAGATTGCATCTGGCACATCAAAAACAACTTATGGTCTTTCTGATGAGACTATGGTCGTATCTGCACCAGACAATGACATTTCGGTGCAAAATGCCGAAGTGAAATTTACACTCACAAAAGACAATCTTGCACAGGTTCTCAAATTGTCAGGCGTTCTTGGCTTACCTAACATTGCTGTGCGAGGCAATCGTAAGAAAATTTCTATCGCCGCAGTTGATGTGAAGAATCAAGACTCTGATGTTTTCTCTGTTGATGTAGGCGATACTGATGCAGAATTCCAATTCATCTTTGTTACAGAAAACTTCAAGATGATTCCTGGTGACTACGAAGTGCAAATCTCTTCAAAAGGTGTCGCGCATTTCAAATCTAATAAAGCCCCACTAGAGTATTGGATTGCAACCGAAGTTGGTTCTAAGTACGAGGCGTAATCATGACTAGTCGCAGAGATTTTTTTCGAGGCGGCGCAAAGGGTGCAGGTTTACTTGGTGCATTTGCCGCAGGACTTGCCGCGCCCATAGTCATTGAAAAGACAAAAGAAATTCATGTAAAAACTCTTGAACCTTCTGTACCGAAAGTCGATCCAAAAGTCGTAGAGAAGATTAAAGAGTTTACGTCATCAGGCGTTTTAGAACTTCACAGAACCTATGGTGAAGTTGCACCGCCTGAACCTAACCCATCGCCATACATGTTTACTAATTCACTCGGTGGACCAAAACTTGTTCCTGGTACAGAGAACAATGTTCGAGTTGGTATGATGGTCGGACCTGATGGTGAACTTTATATTAGAGTTAAAGACGATTGGAAAAAAGTCTTAACAACCTGATTGCACTCTAACATGTTTTATGTTAGAATATATTTTTATGTTATGAATGAGGTGCTATATGATGGAAAACTTTTTATGGGTAGAAAAGTATCGCCCTAAAAAAATTGCAGACACAATTCTGCCAACTGATCTAAAGCAAACTTTTACTGAGTTTGTAAATCAAAAAGAAGTACCCAATCTTATCCTCGCTGGCGGTCCTGGCGTTGGTAAGACTACTGTTGCAAAAGCAATGCTTGAAGAACTTGGTTGTTCTTACATTGTGATCAATGGTTCTATGAATGGTAACATTGACACACTACGCAATGAAATTAAAAACTTTGCATCAACTATATCTTTTAAAGGTGGAAGAAAATATGTCATTCTTGACGAGGCTGACTACCTTAACCCACAGTCTACGCAACCTGCCTTGCGTAACTTCATGGAAGAGTATTCTGCTAATTGTGGTTTTATACTCACTTGTAACTTTCTTAACCGTATCATTGCTCCCCTACATTCCAGATGTTCCGTTATACAGTTTAAGATAGCGGCATCTGATAAGCCAAAACTCGCGGCACAGTTTATGAAGCGAGTGGAGATGATTCTCAAAACCGAAAAGGTTGAATACGATCAGAAGGTTGTAGCAGAATTAATTCTCAAACACTTTCCTGATTGGCGCAGGGTTCTCAATGAACTTCAGCGTTATTCTGCTACAGGTAAAATTGACACCGGCTTGCTTGCAAACATCTCTGATGTTTCGATGAAGAAACTTATGCAAGCGATCAAAGACAAAGACTTTTCAACTGCGCGTAAGTGGGTTGTTGATAATTTAGATAACGACCCCGCGGTTCTGTATCGCAACTTCTTTGATAATGCTGTTGAATACTTTACGCCGCAATCTGTTCCACAACTTGTGGTTCTTCTTGGTGAATATCAATACAAGTCTGCATTTGTTGCTGATCAAGAAATTAACATGGTTGCGTTTCTCACCGAAGTGATGGCGTCATGTGAAGCAAAATGACAAGACGAAAATTGTCAGGTTTTGATAGACTGCATAACACAATCAAACGCAATGCAATTTACTTAGATGAACGCACACAAGAGTGGAAGATAGATTCTTCTACAAACCATAAGCGTTGGAAAGATGTAGCAAATGATTGGCAACCAAAGAAACTTTTTCTTACAGTAAAAAACTTAGAAGACATTTGGAATGCACAAGGCAGAGTTTGCTACTGGTTTAAAATTCCATTAGACTTTAATCTACTCAATGCTACTTACACTCATTATGTGCGTAAACATCCTCTTGCGCCATCAGTAGATCGAATTGACGATAGCGGAGACTACACAAAAGAAAACGTAGTCATATGTTGCCGTCTTGCGAACTACGGAAGGAACGAATATCCTTATGATAAATTTCATGATATAATCAATGTAGTGACTCGAAAGAAAGAACACTATGTTCCTGATATTATTAATTTTATAACTGGACCTTATACATCATGAATCCTTTTGACTATATCAATGCAATTAATCAGAGCAAAGAGAACCTTATGGTCGGCTCTGATAACGATGAATTGGCAGAAAAGGTATACGATCCCTACATCACAAATCGTGGATTATCTTTTTTTGCCGATACGATTCTCTATGCTAATGAGATGAATCGCCTATGTTTACTAGACAAAAAACCTCAATTCTCCTATTTACTAAATAGTGTGAGACCACGAAAGCGTTGGAGCAAGTGGTTGAAAAAAGAAAAGATTGAGGAAGTGGATATCATTTCGGAATATTTTGGCTATAGCAAATCTAAGTCTAAGGATATCATTAAACTTCTCACCGATGAACAAATAAAAACTATAAAATCTAAATTAGAAAAAGGTGGGCCTACCACTAAGGAGAAGAATAATGAGCGTTGAAAATTTGTTAGAGGTGACGCTGAAGGAAGAAGATGATTTTCTAAAAGTGAGAGAAACATTGACCCGCATAGGCGTTGCATCCAGAAAAGATAAAAAACTATTCCAGTCTTGCCACATTCTACATAAGAAGGGCAAGTATTACATTGTGCATTTTAAAGAACTATTTGCATTAGATGGCAAAGGAACAGACTTTGATGACAATGATATGGGTAGACGAAATACAATTGCCAAACTACTTGAAGAATGGGGTTTGGTAAAAGTTGTAAATAAAAATGCAGTAGAGGCACCTGTTGCGCCATTGTCTCAAATTAAGATTCTATCTTATGGCGAAAGAGATGATTGGGAACTCATTACCAAATATAGCATCGGAACTAAAAAGAGAGTATGATGGAAGAACTTATTAGCGAAATGAAGGTTGCGCTTGCAACCGCCTTTACATACCAACTCAAAGCACACTACTATCATTGGAATGTAGAGGGTTCAGATTTCCCTCAGTACCACGAATTACTTGGTAAAATTTATCAAGATGTGCATGGTAGTGTCGATCAGTTTGCCGAAGAGATTCGCGCACTTGATGCATATGCGCCTGGCAGTTATACCAGATTCTCAGAACTTTCTCTAGTCGAGGAAGACAATACACTTGTACCAGCAAATGTCATGTTTAGTCGTTTGTTGAATGATACATATATTGTAGTTGAACATTTAACTGCTGTATACGAATTGTGTGAGAACAATAAAAAATATGGGTTGAGCGATTTTATTGCAGGTAGAATTGACACCCTAAACAAATTTGCGTGGCAGTTAAAAGCAACGCTAAAAATTTGACAATAGCATAGTAATATGTTATAATCACCTTTGGCGATGGGGTTACATCGCCGTTTTAATCATTAACTTTGAATGGAGTAATACTATGTCTTTTGTAAATACCACTAAAACTCAGGTTGAGTATCTTGTTTCTTACCTTCGCGGTACGAATCGTGGTTTGAGCGCCCCACAGGCTCGCGCCCTGTTCGGCATCAAGAACCTTCGCGCACGAATCTCTGACCTTCGTCAGATGGGATTCAAAGTTCGCAAGAACACAAATACTGAAGGTCGTACCACATATTTTGTGTCACGCCGCATGATTGGCCAAGCATAATCATATAAATAAGTATATCCTCGGGATGGGGACCTGTGGGGTGCGACACAGGAAAAACGCACATTACCGCCACGCCTTCGGGGTGGCATTTTAACTTTACTCGCTTAATAAGGAGCAAACTATGCTAATGTACGCAAACATGGCTATTGACGCCATTCAATCTGGTAAGACCGCTTGGTTGAACCAATTCGTTCAGGACAAATCTGTCCGCGAACCTCTCCAACAATTTGTAACTGCTCAAACTGAGTTTACTAAACAAATCGCTAAAACTTTTTGGGAAGTAACTGGTTCTGCAACGCAAGCCGCTGTAGGCAAAGTATTTACATCTAAGTAAGGAGAACACCATGACACACTTATCAGTATTTGGTCCTGGCTTTAAGGACTTCGATAAATTCTTTGTAGGCTTTGATGACACTTACAGTCGTCTTGCAAAAATGCATGATGACTTGACTAAGAGCATTCCTAATTATCCACCATACAATATTCGTAAGACTAGCGATAACACATACGTTATTGAACTTGCTGTTGCTGGTTTCGGAAAACAAGAAATTGACATTACACTAGATGACAATAAACTTGTTATTTCTGGAAATACGAAAGATGATGGCGATAATTTCTTGTTCAAAGGAATTGCAAACCGCGCTTTCACTCGCGCATTTGCTTTGGATGATCACATCGAAATTCAAGATGCCGCACTTGTAAACGGCATGTTGAAAATTGCGCTTGAACGTATCATTCCTGAACACAGAAAGCCAAAGAAAATTGAAGTTAAAGACGTAGAAGAAAAGAAAACTTCCAAACGTCAACTCTTAACTGAAGACCCACTAGATCGTAACCTGTAAGGTGCAATCATGTGGAAAAAAGTTAAGAACGTATTTACAGGTATACTAGAAGGTATTGCTGAAGGTAAAAGATATAAGTTACAAGGCCATGATGAATGGTACAGAAACTATTATCTTTCGCAATCTGTGGATTCCGCAGATTTTGAAAAAAGGCAATCGGACTTAAAGTCTAAAGGGTATCTGTAATCTTGGGGGCGCAATGCCCCCATTTTTATTTTGGAGAATATAATGGGTAATATTAGATTATTTCGTTTGATTAGTGGTGAAGAAATTGTTGGTGAAGAAATTGGCACCAGCCAAGGTATGCCAAAACGCGCAATCAAAAATCCTTGCCTTATTGGACTTATGCCAACACCAACTGGTGGTGCAACATTGAACATGCAACCACTTCTACTCTTTTCAGACACAAAAGAAATTAACATTAAAGAAGATCACATTCTGTATGATACGGGTGTTGACATTAAGATTCTAAACAAGTATAATGAGATATTTGGATCAGGGATCGTAATTGCTCAACAAACCCCAACTTTTACACGATGAAATTCTATACACACTTTACACGATATGGTAACTATATTCTAGAACGCGGCTATGAAAATGGCAAGCGTTACGCTAAGAAAGTAGAATATAATCCAACATTGTTTGTTCCGTCAAAAACGGAAACTGAATTTAGTACATTGGAAGGCTATCATGTGGCGCCCGTTGAAATGGGAACGATGCGTGATGCAAATGACTTTATTAAAAAGTATGAAGAAGTAGAAAACTTTCCAATCTACGGTTCTACAAACTATCCATATGTGTATATCAATGAGCAGTATCCAGATGAAGTATACTACGACAAAGATTTAATTCGTGTTGCAAACATTGATATTGAGGTTGGTTCTGAGAACGGGTTTCCTGAGCCAGACAAAGCGAGTGAACCAATCACCGCAATCACAATAGAGATTGATGGTACGTTTTTTGTCTTTGGTTGTGGCGACTATGAAACACATCAAGATAATGTATCATATCTCAAATGCAAAGATGAGAATCATTTGATCGAACAATTCCTAAACTTATGGGAATTAAAATCACCAGACGTAGTGACTGGTTGGAATATTCAATTCTTTGATATTCCATATATCTACAATCGCATTAATCGTTTGATGGGTGAGAAGACAGCAAAGCGTTTGTCCCCATACAAATCGATTGGTGAACGTACAACAACAATCCACAACAGACAGCAAACTGCGTTTGATCTTGTGGGTATTGCAATTCTAGATTATCTAGAACTGTACAAGAAATTTACTTATTCGCAACAAGCATCTTATCGCCTTGACCATATCGCATACATCGAACTCGGTGATAAAAAGTTAGATTATTCTGAGCATGAAACTTTACACCAACTCTATAAAAACAACTATCAAAAATTTATTGAATACAACATCAAAGATGTGGAACTTGTCGACCGCCTCGATGAAAAAATGAAATTCATTGACATGGTGCTGGCGCTGGCATATGATGCAAAGGTCAATATGACTGATGTATTCACGCAAGTACGCATGTGGGACACTCTAACGCATAATGCCTTGTGGAAGAAAGGTGTTGTTGTACCTCAAAAGAAATTCTCATCAAAGAATGAGAAGTATGAGGGTGCCTATGTGAAAGAGCCGGCACCAGGCAAATATGATTGGGTTGTATCGTTTGACTTGAACAGTCTTTATCCACACTTGATTATGCAATATAATATTTCGCCTGAGACTATCATCAACGGCAAACACGCCAGCGTAAGTATTGAAGATTTACTGCACAGTAAATATAACAATGATAGCGAATATGTTATGGCTGCCAATGGTCATTATTTTAGAAAAGATGTGCAAGGCTTTCTACCTGAGATGATGCAACGCATGTATAATGATCGTGTTCTATATAAAAATAAGATGATTGAATCACAGAAAGAACTTGAGAAAGTCAATGCACAGTTAAAGGAATTAGCATGATACAAACTTATACAGAAATTCTACCAAAAGATTTTTGCGAACATTTGATGCGTAAATTTGATGAGCAAGAGACAAAAGATTTGTCTCATGGTATGTTTGAACAAATTGAAATTGATTGGGAAGATGAAGTAAAGGCATTGATCGATACCACAAAACATGTGGCCGAACACTATAAAACTTTATATGATTCGCATAATATGATGCCACGGCGCAGACGTATTGAGGGGTTTCGTATCAAGCGGTATGAACCTAACAAACATTCTTTCCCATTACATTCCGATGCGTCAAGTTTAGAATCATGCACAAGGTATCTTTCCTTTTTGTTTTACTTAAACGATAGCGAAGCAGGAACAAGATTCCATGGACCTTTAGGCATGGAGCCCTTGACAATTGAAGCAAAACAAGGTAACCTATTAGTGTTTCCTCCTATGTGGATGTATCCACACGAAGGCATTATGCCTACTGAAAAACCAAAGTATATTATGAGTACCTATTTCCATTATGTCTGATAAAACAGAACTGCTGAAAAGAAAACGTCAACTAGAAAACGAAATATCACGTTACAAGAATTTGCAACTTGCAAAGAAGGTGCAACTAAACTCAGCGTATGGTGCGCTAGGTAACGAATATTTTAGATTCTTTGATCTGCGCCAAGCAGAAGCAATTACCTTTTCTGGTCAACTTTCAATTCGTTGGATTGCTGACAAACTCAATATGTACATGAACAAACTATTGAAGACTGAAGGAATTGATTATGTCATTGCGTCAGATACGGACTCTGTATATCTCCATCTTGGTCCGTTGGTGGATATGGTCTACGGATCGAAGAATATCGAAGAAGAAAAGATTGTTGATTTTATCGACAAAGCCTGCCAAGAAAAGATTGAACCGTTTATCGATAAAGCGTATGAAGAACTAGCGAACTACATGAATGCGTTTGATCAAAAGATGTTCATGAAGCGTGAAGTGATTGCAAACAAAGGTATTTGGACCGCAAAGAAGCGTTACATTCTGAACGTGTGGGACTCAGAAGGTGTTCGTTATAATGAACCAAAACTGAAAATGTCTGGCATTGAAGCAGTCAAGTCTTCTACACCAGGATCATGCAGAACAAAAATTAAAGAAGCACTCAAGGTAGTCATGAAAGGCACCGAAGCAGAGTTTCATGAATTCAATCGCAAATTCAAAGAAGAGTTTTTTACTCTGCCATTTGATGATGTAGCATTCCCGCGCGGTGTTTCTGAACTGACTAAATATCAGAGTAAGACTGATCTTTATCAGAAAGGCACACCAATTCACGTTCGCGGCGCATTGATATATAATAAACTTATTGAAACAAAAAAGTTGTCTCGCAGGTATGAGACAATCAAAGATGGGGACAAGGTCAAGTTTTGTTACATGAAACTACCAAACCCTACGCAAGAGAACGTGCTATCTGTTCTCAATGTTTTACCAAAAGAGTTTGCTTTGGAGAAATATATCGACTATGAAACACAATTTGAGAAGGCGTACTTAGAGCCGCTCAAAATTATTGTGAACACTTTTGGATGGAGTGCCGAACCAGTTTCATCACTAAAAGGATTTTTTACATGAGTACAATACCACAAGAATATTTAATTCCAAGATCACAAGAAGATTTTGGATTCACCGCAGTCGATGAAGGAGACTTAACTCCTTCATACGATCCTAACACATTAGAAACAGAAGTAATTCGCACTCAAGTAGGCGCGTCTGCTGAAGGCGTTGCTCGACTTGAATCTAAGATAGATACTATTTTAGATTTATACAACAATGGTAAATTAGGTTTAGATGCTGATCGTGCAAAGATGTTAACCGATGTTAAATCTAATCTTACACAACTAGAACAATTAGTTGTGCCATTGTTAGTCAATTTGATGAAGAACCCTGAAAAGGAATACATTTACTGGCCTAATCGTAAAGAAAAAATTCAGGAACAAATTGACAGGGTGCTTAAACTCACTAGAGGTTAACTATGTTATTTGCGATCCTTACTTTACTGTGCGCGTTAAGCGTATCAGGCATAGCCGCTTACTATTCCGTTATAGGTCTTATAGCGATATTTTCTGCCGCCCCAATTCCAATCGCAGTTATGGGTGGCACACTCGAAGCGGCTAAACTTGTTGTCGCGTCATGGGTATATAAAAATTGGGATGTTGCGCCCAAACTGTTGAAGTATTATTTTGTTTGTGCTATAATTGTATTAATGTTCATTACGTCATTGGGCATCTTTGGCTTTCTATCAAAGGCGCACAGCGATCAAAGTCTTGCCACAGGTGATGCAATATCGAAGTTAGAAATTATTGATGATAAAATTCGTGTAGCAAAGGATACGATTGATGCAAACCGTAAGGTACTTAAACAATTGGATGAAAGTGTGGACCAGATTATGGCACGAAGCACTTCAGAAGAAGGTGCCAGAAGGGCAAATGCTTTGCGTGTTTCTCAGAAAGCAGAGAGAAACCGTATCGCTAACGAAAACGAAGCCCAACAAAAAATTGTTGCTAAACTCAATGAAGATAGACAGCCATTCGCTACGGAAGTACGAAAGGTTGAATCTGAGGTAGGACCACTCAAGTATATTGCCGCAATGATATATGATGAGCAAGTCACACAAACTATGCTTGAACAGGCAGTACGATGGGTAATTATTTTAATCGTTTTAGTTTTTGACCCGCTTGCAGTTTTGCTTGTCATCGCAGGTAACTTTTCATTAAGACAAGCAAGAGAAGAAAGAGAAAATCTAGAACCAATTCTGCCATTCATGACAAACGTAGATGAAACTCCTACGAAAAAAGAATTAGAAGAGACAGAGTACGAAGTAAAAGAAAAGATTGATGTAACGTCTTTTGATCCCGTGCCAATGAATAAAGATGAGATAGAAAAAATTTCTGAGGTTCGCCGTACACAAAAATATCCATTAGAGAAGTAATATTATGAAAATTGGTTTTAATTGTTCATCATTTGACATGCTACATGCGGGGCATATTACTATGCTCAAGCAAGAAAAAGAATTGTGCAACTATCTCAAGGTGGCACTACAGATAGATCCTACCATTGATCGACCTGGTTTAAAAAACAAACCAATACAAAGCGTATACGAAAGATACGTTCAACTGCAAGCGGTAAAATATATTGATGAGATTCTAGTTTATGAAACAGAAGATGACTTACTGAATTTAATCAAAACGCAAACAATACAGATTCGTTTCCTAAGTGAAGAATACCTTGGTAGAGATTTTACTGGAAAGCAATATTGTCTTGACAATGGGATCGAAATACATTATCATAAGAGACAGCACAAGTATAGTTCTAGTGAGATTCGGAATCGTGTATATGAATTAGAAATGGCAAAACGTAGTGAGTTCATAGGTGAACCTACCATTGAGCAATACTCTCCTAATTTATTGAGAAAATATCAAAATGACAATTAATGTTTATTGGTCTTGTTTAGAAGAAGAATGGATGAGAGCGGAGCCTCCAATGCCACTATACGAAAAGACACTAGAAAATGAAGTTTTTTCAAATCAAAAAAATGATTTGAGATTTTGTCCAGCACTAAAAGATTATTTTAATAATAAATTTTTAGTAAAGTCTTTATATTCTTATGATTTTATTTTTGATGAAAAATTATCGAATGTTACTTCATCATCATTTGATCAAAATTTTTGGAACAATCACGTTTTAGTTAGATCACTTGAAAATAAACTTTTGTCATTTTCTCAAAATTTTATTTTCTTTACTGAGCAAGATTCTTTGCCGATAACAGTAGAACATCCTTTTATGGAAGAATCAGAATACTCGCAAAAATGTATTACCATACCAGGAACATTCGATATTGCTAAATGGTATAGGAATTTAGAACTTGCTTTTTACTTAAAAAAGAGTTATAATAGTGTGAGAATTAACGAAGGCGATTCTCTTTACTATATAAAATTTCATACAGATGAAAAGATTAATTTTATTCAGTATAGAAAAACTCCATTAATATTAGAATTTATTCACAACGGATTAAATTCTAGAAGGTATAAAGCATTTAAAAAAATGAGTTATTATTACAATATTTTTAAATTAAAAAAAATGATATTGAAAGAAATAAAAAACAACTTAATATGAGAGGTGATTATGGGTAATTTTTTTACAGATTTAGTTAGTCAATTGAAAGATGAAGACACAAAGATTTTATCTGACGGTGGCGCATCTGCTGAGTATAGTGGATGTATTGATACAGGTTCATATGCATTGAATGCTGTTCTATCAGGTAGCATCTATGGCGGTGTACCTAACAATAAAGTAACTGCATTCGCTGGTGAATCATCAACAGGAAAAACATTCTTTGTCTTGGGCATTGTTAAACAATTCCTTGATGCAAATCCTGAAGGCGGTGTTATTTACTTTGATACTGAAGCCGCAGTTACAAAAAATATGATGGAGTCTCGCGGTGTTGACACCAAGCGTGTCGTAATCTCTGAACCAGATACAATTCAGAAGTTTCGCCATACCGCATTGCAAATTATTGAAAAGTATCAAGCGCAACCAGAAGCCAAGCGCAAGCCAATGATTATGGTTCTTGATTCTCTTGGGCAGTTGTCTTCTACTAAAGAAATGGAAGATACTGCTGAAGGCAAAGAGACTAAAGACATGACCAAGTCTGCTATTCTCAAAGCAACATTCCGTGTATTGAATTTGAAACTTGCTAAGATTGGTGTGCCTTTACTTGTAACAAATCACGTTTATGATGTGGTTGGTGCATATATTCCAATGAAAGAAATGTCTGGTGGCTCTGGCTTGAAGTACACAGCATCCACAATCGTTTACTTGTCTAAGCGTAAAGACAAAGATGGTACTGCTGTTGTCGGTAACATCGTTCGCGCTAAGTTGCAAAAGTCGCGCCTAACAAAAGAAAACTCACAAGTTGAAGTAAAGATTACTTACAGCACAGGTTTGGATCGTTACTACGGGCTACTTGAAATTGCTGAGAAATATGATATAATTAAGAAAGTATCAACCCGATACGAACTGCCAGATGGCACAAAAGTATTTGGTAAGTCAATCAACGATGATCCTGAAAAATATTTCACAAAAGAAATTTTGGACGCAATTGATGAAGCATGTAAAAAAGAATTCTTGTATGGACAAGATGGCGCTGGCTTCTCCGATGAAGAAGAACTTGTAGAGGAAGAAGCATGAAATATGATGTAGATTTTCGAGTAACAGACAGACTCTATACATACAAAGAAAAACATGATTTAGCAAGCATTGAAATTCTGACTGGACCTTACAAAGAAGTAGAGTTTACATTCGGTTCAATTCATGTTAATGAAAAGATTGAAGATGGCGAAGCAACTATTTCTTTTGATTATACAGTACACAACGATGAAACTTTAGAAGGCAATGAAGAGTTTGAAGAAGTACTTGGTGAAGTGATGAATTCATTGCTTCAGCATTCTTTAGAAGAGGCTGAGAAACGATATGATGATGAGCGTAGAAAAGAAAATACTGAAACACCTACTGAATGATGATGCGTACACTAGAAAGATTCTTCCGTTTCTTTCTGGTGATTACTTTTCAGATCATTCAGAAAAAGTTATTTACGAAGAAATTCATAAGTACATCACGAAATATAATAACTTACCAACAGTTGAAGCAATTACAATTGAGATTGATGGTCGTTCAAACTTATCTGGTGACCAACATAAGAAAGTCACAGGACTTTTAGATGAATTAAACTCCACAGAGTTTGATACAAGAGATGGTGCGTGGCTTCTAGATGCAACAGAAAAATTCTGTCAAGAGAAAGCAATCTACAACGCAATCATGGAATCAATTCAGATTCTAGATGAAAGCGGTAATAGCAAAAAAGAAAAGGGTGCAATTCCTGACATTCTATCTGATGCACTTGCAATTTCATTTGATAATCATGTTGGGCATGACTTTATAGATGACGCAGAAACTCGCTATGAGTTTTATCATACAGTTGAAAAGCGTATTCCGTTTGATCTAGACTATCTCAATCGAATCACTAAAGGCGGCTTGCCAGAAAAAACTTTGAACATTATTCTTGCCGGTACTGGTGTGGGTAAGTCAATGTTCATGTGCCATTGTGCCGCGGCTAATCTTACAATTGGCAAGAATGTATTGTATATCACACTTGAGATGGCTGAAGAAAGAATTGCAGAACGTATTGATGCGAATCTTATGAATGTTGACATAGACAAGTTGATGGCACTACCTAAAGAATCGTATCTTAAAAAGATTGAACGACTGAAAGAAAAAACTCTTGGTCGGCTAATCATTAAAGAGTATCCAACGGCAAGCGCAAATGTAATTCACTTCAAGCATTTGCTTAACGAACTTAAACTGAAAAGACAATTTGTTCCTGACATAATCTATATTGACTATCTGAATATTTGTGCGTCATCTAGAATGCGCCAAGGTGCTAATGTCAATTCATATTCTTTCATTAAAGCGATTGCAGAAGAATTGCGTGGACTTGCAGTTGAGCATAAGGTGCCTGTTATTTCAGCGACACAAACAACGCGAGGTGGCTACTCGAATTCTGATGTTGACATAACAGACACAAGTGAATCGTTTGGTCTGCCAGCAACAGCAGATTTTATGATTGCATTGATTGCTACTGAAGAACTTACTGATCTGAATCAGATGATGGTCAAGCAATTAAAGAATCGTTACAACAATCCAGACACAAACAAACGATTCATGATTGGTGTTGATAAAGCAAAAATGAAGTTGTATGATGTAGAACAGACTGCACAAAATCATATACATGATAGCGGGCAGGTCCAACCAGATGAACCACTTTTTGATAAATCGGACTTCGGAAGAAGAGAGAAACAACGTAAATTTGAAGGATTCAAAGTATGAGAACTATTCCAGAAATTGTAGCACAAATGCGCGAGTTGATCGAAGAACTTGAACAGCATACGGGTAAACCTGCCCCAAAAGAAGAAAGTGTGAAATTTACCTTATATGGACAAGACTATATGGCAGGAAATTATTCAGCAACAGATACTATCTCATTTACGAACTATGATCTTAAACCCTTAACGCCTAGCGATATTAGTTCCTTTAAGAGTTAAAAACATATAAATAGTAGAAGACTTTTTACAGGGGCATACCATGGCGGCAACAGCAAATCTAGAACTAGCCAATACATTCAATGAGTGGCGAACTACAATCAACGAAGTAATTCTCAAAGTTAATAATCTTGAGACTGGCAACGCTGATCTTGTGGTTGACACCATTGTTTCTAATACAACAAATACAATTATATCTACAGCGAACAATACATTCAATGTAGCGAATGCCGCCTGGTTTACCGCGAATGCCGCTTATCTAACTGCTAATGCCGCCTATGCACAAGCAAATACTGCGAATAATCTTACTCAATCAAATACAGTATTTAAAACATCATACAATGTAGTAACAACTAAAGATGCATATAGCGCGACAATTGCTTATAATTTAAACGATGGACCTGTTTTCTATCAGTCAAATCTAAGTAGCAATATTACTGCAAATTTTGTGGGCGTTAATAGTGGTGTAAGTTTTGTTACTGATGCTAAGGTTGTAATTGAACAAGGCGCAACTCCTTACATTATCAATGCAGTACAAACTGATGGTACTGTAAGAACAATTAAGTGGAAAAATAATACAATTCCTTCTGGCAATTCAAATGCTGTAGATTCAATAACATTTACCATTATTAAAGACGCAAATAGCGCATTTACTGTTCTTGGCAGTCTAGATACTCACGGATAACTTGACAGAATTGTGGTAATCTGCTATACTAGAAGTTCTAGTGTAGAGAGATTTGCCATGATTATTCACGCATACTTCAAGAAACCCAAAGCAAAGAAAAAGCCTGGCTGGCAAAAAGCGCAGGCTGAGTATGATGCATGGCTCAAATCCCATGGCATTAATAAGAACAATTCAAAGAAAAAAGAGTTTGTCTCTTACGCGCCTGCGCCCGACCCTCATCGTAGGCAAACTCCACACTATCCCTCACTCAATTCATTTGTAGGTTCTGCTACGAAAAAAGAATCGCCCAAGTACACGGGTAGCAATCTTTTGGGCATCGGAACACTACACAAATCAAATGCCGTGCCAATTTTCTCAAAAGAAGATGCAGAAGATCAAGCCAAAATGCGCCGGTGACATAAATAGTCTATCATAACGATGGGCTTCTTTATGCTGAAATTCAAAGAATATTTAAACGAACAAAAAAACACGCACATGGAACATGCCGAAGACGATGTTCTTAATGGCGGTGTTAAGGGTGCCCGCGACAGTATCAATGCACTCCGTGCTGTACGCGATATGTTAGCCGGCCACTCAAAACAAAGAGTAAGCGTCACAGTTAAATGGGATGGCGCGCCAGCAATTTTCGCAGGCAAAGACCCTAGTGATGGTAAATTCTTTGTAGCAAAGAAGGGTGTATTCAATAAAAATCCCAAAGTCTACAAAACCAACGCAGAAATTGACGATGATACATCAGGTGACCTTGCGGCTAAACTCAAAGCATGTCTTGCTGAGTTGCCAGCACTTGGAATTGTTGGCGTTATTCAAGGTGACTTGCTTTTCACTAAATCTGATCTAAAGAACGTCACGATTGATGGTGAAGATTATGTCACATTCCATCCAAATACTCTTGTCTATGCAGTTCCAGCGCAAAGTGAACTTGCTAAAAGTATCAAGTCCGCTGAAATTGGCATTGTATGGCATACGTTTTATGAAGGCTCTTCATTCGAAACAATGAAAGCAGTCTTTGGTAAGGACATTTTATCTACACTCAAGAAAACAAGCCGAGTTTGGTCTACAGATGTAGACTACAAAGACGTTTCTGGTAAAGCAACATTGACCAAAGAAGAAACAGATAAAGTTACAGACATACTTTCTGACGCAGGAAAGATTTTCTATAAGATAGACGCTAAGGTTCTGAATCACATCAGAGAGACAGACGAACTGCGCGAGAAAATCAAAACATTCAACAATACAAAAGTCAGAAACCAACTCAAAATTACAAACGTAAAGAGTCATGTAACTGAATTGATTCAGTTTATGACAGCGTACTATGATAAAGAGATTGATTCTCGCAAATCTGCAAAGTCAAAAGCAGAATGGGAAGCAAAAAAGATGGATGGTTTGAAGTTTTTCAGCGCAAAGAACAAAGCGCAACTCGAAAATATCTTTACGCTAATTAATTTACTTGCTGAAGCAAAGTTGATTCTAGTGAAGAAACTAGATGAAGTGAAGAGTCTTCAAACTTTCTTGTTGACAAAGAATGGTTATGAAGTGACTGGTGTTGAGGGGTACGTTGCGATTGATCACCTGACAGGAAATGCTGTAAAACTAGTTGATAGATTGCGTTTCAGTTACGCAAACTTCTCTCCAGAGGTGATTAAAGGCTGGCAGAGATAATCTTCAAAGGCTACACTCCTACTTATAATAACAAGAAGAAAAAATAGGGTAATAATATGGCAAAACTGAATGAAGGTGATGTGATCGAAGGTATCTTTACCATTGCACTTAGCCTCTATCTTGCATACGGATCAGTAGACAAGAAAAAACTAAATGAGATTCGTACTAAAGTTGATACGAAGATGTTTGGCACAGGAAGATTCAAGCATAAAGTTGTTGAAGGGCATATGCGCCAAAGAGCAAAAAATCCTCCAGACTTTTTCAATGTAAACTTTGAGATGAGACTGAAGCCTGAGTCAGTACAAGGCGCGTTTGATAAAGAATATGAAGTACTGTACAAATCATCAAAAGACGTTGGTAACATCGATAAGAAAATTGATCAGTTAATCAAGGCAATTGAAGGTGCAAGTTTCAGCCGCAAAGCAGGCGCCGCAGTTGATCATTTCTTAAATAACAATACTGGCGAAGTAGTCACATTCACAGTCATTGCAGATGGTATCGCAGGCGAATCTTCTGGTGGTGAAGTTAAAGGTGACGTTACGCTAGAAGTGTATGCCACAAAGAAAGGTGGCAATCAAAGAATCATTAGCGGCAGCCTGCCGTTTTCACTCAAATCAGAATCAGTTACAGTTGCAAACTTATCGCCATATCGCGGTATGCTTGATATTGCAAAAGCAATTGGCATTCAATGGGATGCTGAAACCAAATATATTCGATTAGCAAAGCCTTTTGCTGGACCCGTTGAACAAGCCGCGAAGTTTGCCTTGATTGAAGAGATGTATAGTGATTTAAAAAGTAGAATGATACAAGAATCTGTTAAATCTACGTTCACGAATAGAGCATTAGACTTTTTAGCAAAAAGCATTTTCGGTTCAGATTTGGCTGACGTTGTTGACGTACAATCAGGCACAGTCAAAGAGATTACAGTTGACTACTACAATGAACTACGCAAAAACGTCACATTAATTGCAAAATCAAACGGCAATAATTTAGTCTTTGCAGACAAAAAAACTGATGTTGCAATCTTTCAGATACGCACTAAATTGCGTCCTCCACCGGCAAACGAAGCAAAATTTTACCTAGAAGTTGGTAAAGGCATATATTCAAAGTAAAAATCTTATAAATAAGATGTAACGCAGTTAGGCTACGGCAAACCTGTAAGGGATAAGTCTAAGGAAAACTCCATGAAAAAAACAGTTGTATTCTCATTCGGTCGAATGAACCCCATGACAAATGGGCATGAAAAACTTGCAGAAAAACTCAAGTCTGAAGCATCGAAGCGCAATGCCGATGCAAAACTGTTTCTATCCCACAGTCAAAATTCCAAAAAAGATCCACTAGACTACGCAACAAAATTAAGATTTGCGCGTAAAGCATTTGGCACGATTGTGCAAAACTCTAGTGCAAAAGTTATTTTTCAAGTTCTTGAAGAACTAAACGGCAAGTACGATAACATTGTAATGGTTGTCGGAAGTGACCGCGTAAAAGAATTTGAAACAATCATTAATAAGTATAATGGTAAAGGCGATTACGAATTTAAATCAGTTGAAGTAATTTCTGCCGGCGAACGCGATCCGGATGCAGAAGGAGTCACCGGTATGTCAGGATCAAAGATGAGAGGCTTCGCCGCATCGAATGATTTTGATAACTTTAAAAAAGGTGTTCCATCAAAATTATCTGATGCAGATGCAAAGGCGCTTTTTGCCGCAGTTAAAAAGGGGATAAACTTGAAAGAGCAATTCGACAATAACACAGAGATGGACGAAGCACTTACATTGCAAGGACGTAGAAAACGTGCCATGCAAGTAAGACGTTTAAAATCAAAACTATTACGCGCAAGAGAACGTGCGAGTCGCCGCTTTGCAAATCAGCCAACACTTGCTAAGAGAGCAAGACGCCAAGCAGTCACATTCTTGAAACGTAGAATTGGTGGCGGCCAAGCATATGCAAACCTATCACCTTCACAGAAAATGTCAATTGACAAAAAGATTGAAAAAATGAAAGGTGTAGTCGGTAAGATTGGTTCTCGTTTGTTACCTCAAGTACGCAGAGCAGAGGTTCAAAGAAAACAAAATCAATCAAGAGCAAACGAATCATTCATTGCATTATTTGAGAAGCCAGAACTGCCACAAGATAAACACGTTGGCGGTAAAGAAGGCACACAGCCAAGCAAGTACTACAAAGGCTTAGACAAAGGCACAAAAGAAAGACGCGATGCACATTTCAAGCGTATGGGTCCAAAGTCTGATTCTGATAAGTCTGCATACGCAGACGCGCCAGGCGACAAAGAAGCAAGAGAAAAAGGTATGCCACAGTCAAAGCATACTAAAAAATTCAAGCAAATGTTCGGAGAAGAAATTAGCAAGAAAGAAATTTCTCGCTTGGATCAATTGGTTCGCATGGGACTTGCAGACAAGACTTTACTTTCAACGATTAAGAAAGCAATGGCTAAGATTGACTCTGGTGATTCACTATCCACATCTGAAAGACAAGCAACACAAAATCTATTATCTACCTTGCTTGACATGGTAACAAGTCAAGATCAGTTGTTCAATCTTGCAAAAATGTCTTTGAGAAAAGAACAGTTTGATGAACTGAATGAAGCCGCATATGTTGGCAACATTGGTGTTATGGAACTTGCTAAGTTTTATCAGAAAGCAGAGCCACGCCAAGTTGAGATGTTCAAAAAACTATTGGCGATGAAAGATTACAAACGTGCATGGGCATTGGTTCAAGGCGCGACTGGCACAAAACTTATTGGTAAAGAATTCAGCGAAGAAGTACAAGCCATTGTTGAAAAAGGTGATTATGATGATTACGAAGAATTAGATGGATTGGAGATGGCGCAGATTGAAGTAGCCAATCTCATTCAAGACGCAGAAATGCTTGCAGACATTCTATCCGAAATGGATGAAGAGCCAGAAGCATGGGTGCTTTCAAAGATTACAAAAGCAGTTGATTACATTGAATCAGTAACAGATTACCTAGAATTTGAAGACGATTACGACTACGAAGAAGATGACGATGTTTATGACGATGAAGACGCAGAGTATGGCATGAGCGATACAGACATGTACGAAGCATTGTCTGACATGTCAGAAGAAGAGATGGGCGAAGACTTATACGAAGTTTATAGCGCACTACATGAAGAAATAGAAGGCTTGAAAAAGAAAGCAGAAAAGTCTGGCATTGCATACGGCATTCTCAAGAAAGTTTACGACCGCGGCATGGCGGCATGGCAAGGTGGTCATCGTCCAGGAACAACACCACAGCAATGGGCTTTTGCTAGAGTGAATTCATTCATCACAAAAGGCTCTGGTACATGGGGTGGCGCAGATAAAGATTTAGCATCAAAAGCAGGTGGTAAGAACGAACAGTTTTCTAAATTCGCTGAAGCATTAGAGTGGGGCACAGATGAATTGCGTAAGAAGTATGCAAAAGATACGCCAGGACAATCTGAAGAAACATGTTGCGGTGATTGTGAAAAAGATTCTATTGGGGAAGATGTTGATTGGGAACAAATTATAAATGAAGCAGAATATCAAGGTAAGTCTGTTAAGTTGAATGATCCATTCAGAACACCTGATGGTCCGAAGAAGTTCGGCGTGTACACTATGGGTCCAAACGGCAACGTAGTTATTGTTCGTTTTGGTGATCCTAATATGGAAATCAAACGTGACGATCCTGAACGTAGAGCAAATTTCAGAGCAAGACATGGATGTGATAATCCTGGACCAAAGTGGAAAGCAAACTACTGGTCGTGTCATCAATGGCGTGCTGGCTCCAAAGTAGACAGTTAATAAAAGATAACCTTAAAAATAGTAGAGGACTAAAAATGAAACCAACAACATTAGCACAGAAATTTGGCGTACCACAATCTCTTGTAGATTACATTTCTAAATCAATTGAAGAAGAGACTGAGTATCAATCCAAAGTCAAAGCGCACATGGCAAAGAAAGGCATCAAGTCTTTAGGTGATTTGACGCCTGACGAAAAGAAAAAATTCTTCAACGATCTAGATGCCGCACACAAAGCAAAGAACGAAGAAGTAGAAACAGTTGACGAAGCAGAATCGCATCAGTCTAAGACTACAATGAAACATATTAGCAACCCTAACGCGGCCGAAAAGAAAGCCTCTAAGGATATCAAACCTGGTATTAAAGGTGTTCGCGATAGATTAGCGATGCTTGATGCGGCAAAGAAACGTGGTGCTTTAAAAAATGAAGATGTAGAACAAACTGACGAAGCAGTTGTAAAAGGCAAAGGCTACGACAAGCCAGAGAATGAGCGTAAAGGTCCAGAAGGCAAAGTGCCAATGACAAGTCTATTGCCAGGTCACAATGACAAGGCAGCCCGTCTTGCGGCTGTTCAAGCCAAAGGCAAACTTGTTAAAGGTAAAGCACAAAGCGCACCTCAGAAGGAAGACTACGAACTGACTCAAGAGGATATGGATTTCATCAATTCGCTTAACGAGAAGAAATAAAATGAAAAACGCATTCACATCACAACAAATCGCTAAGATGCGAGATGAGTACGGAAAGATTAGCACAATCGATCCGTCAGGTCCAGAATATAAACAATTGATTGCTATGCTTGACAAAATGCATATCGACAATCTTAAATCGCTTGCAGGTGCAAAGATTAAATTTGTTTCTGGACTCGCACAGAATCGTGTGAATCGCGCCGCAATGAAGAAGGAAGAAATGGACCTTGAAGAAAATGAAGACTTAGCAAACGCAAGAAAAATGTATCATAAACATTTTGTTGCGGCTATGAAGGCTATGCCAAGTAGTGCAGTACAAAAACGTCATCAAGACGAAATGGAAAAATATAAAAAAATAATGGGCAATTCATTTATTGACCAAGTAGCACCTAGTAAGTTTGCAAAATTTGATAAAAAAATAAAAGAAGAAACCAACTTGCAAGAAAAATCTGCCTATGAAATTTATCACAAAGATTATTCTTCAGCAGTACAGACGGCTATCAAGCAAGCAGAGAAGCGTGGCTTTGAAGTAGACATGGATGATTGGCACGACAAAGTTGCTACTGGTCCTAAGAAGCCATCATCTGGTAAAACAAATTCATTCTCAATCAATTTGATGAAAGATGGCAAACCATCTAAGAAGAAATTGCAAATGCAAGTGTACAATATGGACAATCACAAGTATGAATTGAATATGTACATTGAATCTATAGAAGAAGCATGTTGGGATACTCATAAGCAGGTTGGTATGAAGAAAAAAGGTAACCGCATGGTGCCCGATTGTCGACCAAAGAATGAAGCCTCATCACCAGCACAGCAAGCGGCTATCGCTATTGCTATGAAGAAGGCTGGTAAAACGCCAAAAGATATGGAAGAAAGTGATGCATACGACAAAGACGTTAAGCCAAGCGACAAGCCACATGATAAAGAAGCGGCCGCCAAACGTGCGAAACTAGCCGCACTGGCAGCCAGAAAGAAAAATATTAAAGAAGCAGAGGGTGGTGGCACATCAATCAGTTCTACTGGTGATGCATCTACCGCAGTCAAGAGAGCGCAAGTATTGCTCAAGTCTACTCAATTGCGTTTGAAGCATGATAAAGAACGTGAAGCAATGGCAAAGCAAAAACAAGCGTTGCGAAAAGAAGAAGAAGACAAAGAATATCCAGAAGTTAAAACTGGAGGCAAGCCGCTTGCGAAGAAATTCGAAAAGGCTTTTGCGAAGATGGGAATCAAAACCAACATCAAAATGAAAACAGTTGGTAACACGTCCATCAACGAAAAAGAAGATAAAAAAGAAGAAAATGGCAAAGAAGCACCCGCAAAACAGAAAGCAATTAAAAAAGGCGAGACACTAAGCGGAAAGCAAGAGCCAATTAAGATTGATCCAGAAATTGAATCAAGATAACATGCTACCAGAAATTTACTGTGACATGGACCAAGTCCTTGTCAACTTTATGGGAGGTGCGAACGAAGCACTCAGACAGCAAGGGCTGCCTGATTTTGTTCGTGCAGGAAAAGAAGAGAAGTGGGAAGCGATGAAAAAGGTGCCTAAGTTTTGGGCAAATCTACAACCAATGCCTGATGGGCTTGCGTTGTGGAGATTCATCAAACCCTACAATCCAGCAATTCTTTCTACACCTTCTAAGAGAATGCCCACATGCAGACCAGAAAAAATTGAATGGATACGCAAGCATTTGGGTACTGTAAAGGAAATTCATCTTGTTCCTAGAGAACAAAAGCAGAATTATGCCCTTACAGTTGATGGTAAACCGAATCTATTGATCGCTGATCACATAAAAAACATCGATGAGTGGGTCGCAAAGGGCGGCATTGGAATTCGACATATAAATACAATGAGGACAATTTCCGAACTTAGAAAATTAGGATACTAAAAGGAGAACACCATGGCACTATGGGGAACAAGAGATTCATATTCAATCACGGGTACTGCTAACGTAAGCAACTCTGTAGCAACAACTACAGTTACGGGAAGCAATACAGCAACATTTACAACTCAAATAGATATTGGCGATGCGCTAGTTATCGCTGGTAAGCGTAGAAGAGTTACTGCAATTTCTGCGGCTAACTCTTTGACTATTGATACTGCATGGGATGGTGCAAACCAGACCGGCGCAACGATCACAGGACAAGACGTACCTAAGTATGTTACTGCCGCAGAAATTTCGTCAAATAACATCATTGGTGTTGACGATACTGAAGCGGCACTTGCCGCAAACAAGGCTCGCGGTATTAACACACCAGGCTGGACTAAATTCGTCACTTATACAGACATGCACGGAACCACACGCTACAAGACAGAACCACTAGTTGTAATGTCTTCAGGAGTTACATCCGATGCACCTGACGATACTATCGCCGCAGATAGTTAATCGACACATTGGCCTGAGTCCCAGGAGTAGCATTCCCCTTTAATGGGGTTTATAAGATATAGGAGAAAAAGATGGCAGATAAAAAAGTCACGCAACTAACAGCATTAACAGCGCCAGCAAATACAGATTTGTTGTTGATCGTTGATGATCCAACAGGTACACCAGTTTCAAAGAAGATTGAACTTGGTGATTTGTTTGGTGAATCATCACAAACAATATTCAGCAATATTGATATTACTGCAAATACTTCATCAGCAACCGGCACGACAAAGATTGGTGGTAACACAGTTATTGTTACAGCACCATCAGGTTCTACATTTACCGCAGGCGTTGTAATTAACGAAGACGGTACTGCAAGTAACACTCGAATTGAATCCGATACGCAAACCAATATGTTCTTTGTTGATGCAATGAACAATCGAATTGGTTTAAAGACAAATGCACCTACTGTAACATTTGACGTAAACGATAGCAAGATTCGTATTCGTGGTATTAGTGCTGTGGCCACATCAAATGCGGCCGCAGAGGGTTGGAACACAGGTGAGATTGGTTGGGATTCCAACTACATTTATGTTGCGGTTGGTTCTACTGGCGCAAATTCGATCCTGAGGGCTACACTAACCGGATTCTAAAAATGATTCATAATGAAGATGAATTTGATGAGTATGCAATTAACAATTACAGAAATCCTAATTGCATATCCGTACTAGAGTATCTTGAAGACTTGAATAAAATCAAGTACATTAAGAGACTTGTTAACAAGTACGCAGAAAAAAATGAATTGAGAGAAAGGTTGATTTTAAATCACATAATCTTTCTCTCAAATGTTTTTGGTGCAGAAGCAACCACACATATGTTGACGTTTAAGATAGAAGATAAGAACAAGTACATTCTGAATAGTTTTTTGATTTTCTTAGGCTACATTTCAAACACAAATGTTTTGTATGATGAACCATTATTAAAAGAGATACAAAAAAGAGTATGGCAAACTTAGTAGATTTATATGTTGTGTATCGAATCTTGCGTAGATTGACGCAACCATTTACCGATTGGGAAGCATACAAACTCGGTGTGATTGATGCTGAAGGAAACATTCTGAAAAAAGGTTCAGATAGACGCACAATGGCAGAGCAAGAATCATTAACTACGTTTGACGTATTGATGATTAAATTGAAAAAGTTACTTGCACTAGTGCCAGGGGGCAAGACTAAATTTGCATCATATGCCGCGGCATTGTTCTTGATTAAAGAAGGCAAAGATTTAACTGAAGAAAATCTTGATGAGAAGTGGGAAGCGTTTATCAATAGCGGTGAATATCTTACCGAAGATGTAGCCGCTAACTCAGTAAGTGCAGGTGGCGTTGCAGGTATCACAGGTGATCCTCCACGCCCACCCAAGTACATGATGCGCCGTTTTGCAAATAGTGATGTATTTGTAGTTGATACAGAGCGTTATCTAAAAGCAAGACTAGGTAAAAGAAAATATCTCAAGTATGAAAAGTATGTGGGAAATGATGATGTAGGAAATGCGATTCGTGAATACGGACGCAAGTATCCAAAGAAGCCTATCATCCTTCAAGATGATAAGACTGGTGCAATGATTTTTTTGAGATATGGTAGAGGCGGAATGTTTAAAGAGTAAGGTGTTATATGTGGATATTGCAATGGCTACCATTCTGGATATTCTATGCAATTTTGTTTGTAGGGATCATTGGATTCGCAACTACATACTTACTTAGATTCATACCTATACCCGCTGTTTATATGTACAAAACACCAATACAGTTGGTGTCAATTGTTTTTATTGTCATTGGCGTTTATATGGCAGGGTCCATAGCCAATGAAGAAGCATGGCTTGCAAAAGTAAAAGAACTAGAGGTGAAAGTCGCACAAGCAGAGGCTAAATCACAGCAAGTCAATGTTCAAGTTGTAGAAAAAGTTGTAACGAAAACGCAAGTTGTTCGTGAACGAGGTAATGATATTGTTCGTTACGTTGACAGGGAAGTAGTGAAGTACGATTCTAAATGTGAAATTCCTAAGGAAGCAGTATCGGCAGTAAATCAAGCGGCAGAGGGGGTGAAGAAATGAAATACCTTCTAGTT